CAAAGGGTTACAGGTCAGATTGAAGAATCCTATACTAATGCTGCTATGGCATGGGGGACTGAAACTGAACCGAAAGCGAGAATGGCTTATGAGGTATTTAATGATGTCCTGGTTGAACAAGTACCTTTTGTGGATCATCCCACCATTAAAGGCTTTGGTGCTAGTCCTGATGGGCTGGTTAATCTTAATGGGCTTTGTGAAATCAAGTGTCCCAATTCTGCAACTCATTGGTCATATCTAAAATCTAGTGAACCACCAAATAAATATTTTATTCAGATGCAAGCCCAGATCGCTTGTACTCAAAGAGATTGGAATGACTTTATTTCATTCGATCCTAGGATGCCTGAAAAAAGTCAATTGTTTGTAAAAAGGGTTTTTCGAGATGACAAGTTTATTGGCATCATGGAAGATGAAGTAAAGAAGTTTTTGGAAGAAGTAGAAAGAGAAACCGAACTCATGTTAAATCGGCAAATTTAATCAAGGATAAATCATGGCATCAGTAAATAAAGTAATTATTGTGGGCAACTTGGGTAAAGACCCTGAACTTCGCAGCTTTCCAGATGGCAGCCCAGTTTGTAACATTTCTGTAGCTTGTACCGAAAAGTACAAAGATAAGCAGGGTGAGCAAAAAGAAGTAACCGAATGGGTCAATGTAGTCTTTTTTGGAAAACTAGCTGAAATCGCTGGTGACTACCTCAAAAAAGGCAGTTCAGTCTATGTTGAGGGAAAATTAAAGACCGAGAAATACACCGACAAAAATACTGGAGTAGAGAAGTACTCTACAAAGGTCATAGGCAGCACAATGCAGATGTTAGGGGGTAAGCCTTCAGAAGATTCAAAACCCTCTCAAAGCCCTCAAAAGGGTGTTAATTTAGCCGATTTAGATAGCGACATACCTTTTTAAGCTAAAATGAATATGGAGTCCCTATTTCTGGGAGTGGTACACCCAAAAATTACCTTCTGGTGCAATGCCAGACCTTTCGTGAGGGGTAGGGACTCCACCTTATGCAAAAAAGCAACAATAGTAAAAATTGTTTGCAACTGTAATAGTTCTATGTAATACTATGAATGTAGTCTGATAACCACGAAAGGAAATCAAAATGAATCAAATTTATTTAGTTCAGCAATATCCTTATGAAGATTGGGAAACAATTGCCCATTTTGACAATGCTGAAGATGCAAATATGTTGTGTCAAAAATTAGAAATTGCACATTCAAAATTGGCGCAGCAATACAACAATTACAGAGTTAAAGCGATTTTTGATAATGAAATTAATCGCAATTTCTTTGGCGTTAATTAATCATGTATTACATCTATGACGAACTAGGTATGCTGATGCGAAAAGTTCGACATAAGACCGAAGCAAAGCAGCTTGTTAGTATCAGAGATGGTTGGTCTTATGTTTTTGTCAAGATCAAAAAGAAATCATTAAAGTCTTATAACTTTGCAGCAGCACCCTTTTGAAAGGAAATGTCATGTTTAAATATTTTGATACTTTAGAAGTGCCAGTCTGGGTTGAATGGGTAGGAATCATTGCGATGGGTATTATTTTTGGATCTATGTTCGCTTTTGGAATTTAATGACAACATTTAATACCGATTTAGAAGTAGGAATTGAAATTGAAAAAACAGTTCTTTTAATGCTTCAAAAAAAATTTCCATCGGCAACTTTAGTCAATGCTTATAAAGGCTATGACATTTGGATTCCTGAAATTCATAAGTCAGTAGAAGTCAAATCAGATCAAAAAAGTCAGCATACAGGAAATATTGTTATAGAAATTGAAATGTATGATAAGCCGTCTGGACTAATGGCTACTACTGCTGATCTTTGGATTATTTATGATGGTGAGATTTTTTTAAAAATTACACCTAAAAATATTATTAAATGTATTTTTTTAAACAAGTTGCAATATGTTGAATTTACAGGAAAGGGGGATACCAGATCAAAAAAAGCATTTTTAGTACCAAAAGAAGTAATGTTTAAATATGGAGAACCATTTTAAGGAGCAATCATGAGTGAATATGTCTGGACAGCAGCAGGTACTAATATTGAAGAAAGATGGATTAAACAATTTGGATGTGTTAAACCATCAGAATTGCCAGAATATCAAGCCAAGTTTAAATACTATCAAGAACTTCCATTACGAAAGTTAGATGACCATGCCAGGATTGAGTATGAATTAGCTTTAAAAAAAGCAAGAGTAGTTCGAATTAAATGACCCCAGATGAATGTCTTGCTTTTGCAGGAATCATTATTTTGGGATTTATTGTAGTTTTAATACTTCACTTTAGGGACAGCAAAAAATGAATGACATTAGTGAGCAAATTACCAAAGCTAGAAAACTAATCAATCGCTTGGAAATGCTGAATGCCAATCCAGCTTTGGTAGGAAAACAACAACTTTATGACACCGCAGTCGAGTTAGACATACTTGTACAAAATATTATTATGCAAGTTGCTGATTATGCTTAAAATACAATTTTTTCATGAAAGGTAAAATATGACTTGGAATGTGCGGTTAATGAAAATGTACGATGAACCTGATGAGGTTTATTTTGAGATGAGAGAAGTTTTTTACAATGAAATTGGAAAGCCACTAGGTCATACTGCTGCGACAGTTGGCGGTCAAAACATTGATGAAATCAAGTATTACATCAACTTTATGAATGAAGCATTGACTAAGCATATCCTGGATAAAAAAGATTTTGGGGGTGCAAAATGACAACATTTACTTCTGAAGATAGAATTTCAGCGCAGGAAATCAGTAAGGCTTTAGATAAATTGGTCGATAGCTACACCATGTATGTTGGAGAACCTATTCCTTTTGGTGGTCATGCTGATTTATCTAAAAAAGATGAGGAAGTCTGGCACTTTTCAGTTCAAGATCGTGAAACCAAGATTGAAATTAAAAAAACTTGGGATTTTTAACGACCAGCAATCTTTTTAATTTTTTGTTCTAATTCCCAATCTTCCCTGCACTCAGCAGAACAAAATCTTCCCTGTGGAATTAATTCATTACAACAAAGGCAATGCCCAGTATAAGGATGCCTTTTTTTGTTTCTAATTTCTTGTATTGCCATTTCCCTATGAAGTTGTTCGGTATCGCTGGCAAAATCAAAAATATCACTCATGCTAAAGTACCACCCACATTTTCATAGAAAGCCTGAAGATAATTCATAGTATTGGTATGTTGACCATAGGGTGAATTAGGCATAGATGCCCAAGTTTTATTGGCTCTAATAATAGCTTCAGTAAAATGACCTTCATTAATTAGCATATCTGCTCCTCTTTCTTTAAGCAGGGTCAAAGCAATTTTGTCTTGGCTTGCTGGGCTAAAGTCTGAAAGTTGTAAATTAGCCTTATAGTAGTCATAAATATGCTCCAAAATCTGATATTTACCTGCTGCTGTACTAGTCAGCCCATTGCAAGTGATTGCCTTTCTAGGGTGATCTTTATAGCTTGCAAATAAAGTACCGCCATAGAGCACATTGTAGCCATTATCAGAATGGGCTAATAAATCCCTACCAATCTCAGAAAATCCAATGGTCTTGAGCAAAGCTATTTCATTATTGGTCATTTCAAACCTAACTGCTGATTTATAAAATCTTGCAGGGATTCTAGTTGTTGAGTGGTTTCAGCGCATTTAAGAGCAAATTGTGGGTCGGTGGGAGTGCCATCAATTCTGATGGTGGTTTGACTATTGGTGGACAATTGACCGCTACTGGGGTAGTGCATCCCACCATAATAAGACTTAATGCGAGCCAGTTTATTTTCATAATCATTGGACACCTGTTTAATAATAAGTTGTTGTTGCTTAACAATATCGACATTGTGCTGCTCTTGGACTTTGGCTGCAATGGCTACTTTTTCCTGATAAGCCACCAATTTAAGATGACCCACATACAAACCCCCACAAAAGCTAATAAGTAGCAAACCAAAAGCAATTGCAATTTTGAAGTAAGCATTAGGAATTGGCATTAGATTTCTCAGTAGCCGATTGTGATCCTACATAGATTCCACCACCACCTAGGACTGCACCTAGACCCATGCCAAAGCCAGAAAAATCAATCGTATGGTTGTAGATGGTATGGATAAAACCCAGAGCAACTATGGATATAATTCCCAGAAATACACCAAATCTCGCTATACACCAAGTTTCATTATCATTTTGAGTCAGAAGATCAGTAAAGAATTTTTTCATTTAGACACCCAAAACAAAGCCGAGCACTATCCAAATGATAATGCAAGCAATAATTAAGTATCCAATCCCATTCATTTTTTCTTAGTTGGTTTTTTAGGTACTACTTTTGTAACAACTTTTTTAGTTGGCTTGCGAGTAGAAGCCTTTTTTACCAGTTCTTTTTTTAATTCTTGTTTTACTGGAAAATCAGGATGTTTAGGTTTCTTTTTAAGTAAAGCGCAGATCATTTTAAACATTATGATTTATCCATTTTTGTGTCAAGTTTTGTCATAATTTGGTCTAATATATGCTCAATTCTAGATAGCCTATAGTCCAAATCCGCTTTTTTTACATAGTCATTGGGAAGCATTACTTCTAAATCCTTTAAATCTCTAGCCAAAATAGTTTGACTTTTACTTAAATTATCTTGACTTTTAGATATGTTATTAACCCAATAGCTAATAACACCACCACCAATAAAGTAAACCAGAGTTAAACCAGCAAAAATAGCTTCCCAAGACATAATTTATGCAGCAGTTGGTTCTACATCAGTTACTACTGAAGGATCAGTAGCAGCATTAGCAGCAGCATAAGCATCTTCTAATGCCTTCAATTGTGCTCCAACTACCTGCTGATAGTTTAAAGTTAACATTGCTGTCTCAGAAGAAGGTTTGCTGGCAATATATGACCAGATTGTAAAAGCCAAATTAGCTGGAATAGTAATAGGTTGATCTTTAAAAACATCGGTTGGGTTCATCATTTTCCTCTTTAAGTTAGGGCATCATTGCCTAAAAATATTATATATTAAATCTTTACTGCTTCAACAAATGGTGTCAAATCATGTTCGCCATAAAACTCTGCACCTTTAGCAATTTGAATTTCAAGGTGTTCTTTATTACGCTTAACTGTATCAGCCCAATCTTCATCAGTCATATCTTCAGGTTTGCCAGCGTTAAGTAGGTTTACGCTATCCATTGCTGCTTTATAGTCTTGTGCTACTTGTTGTTCGTGGGTTAGTTCCATTTTATGCTCCTAATTTAGCTTTGAGTGCAGTTACTTCTGCGGATAGTTCTTGGATTGACGCAATCATAAGCGGAATAAGTTCTGTGTAGCGAACAGTTAAATATTCTTCAGTTCCGTTCATTTCTATTGTGGATGATTCAACTGCTTCAGGAACAACAGATTGAACAGATTGTGCTAACACACCTACTTGCGGTTTATTTTCTGTGTCTGATTTCCAAGTAAATTTAACTGGTTCTAATTGTGCAATATCAGTAAGTGCATTTGTGTATGTTCCAGTTATGTTTTTAAGCCTTGAAT